CTATGAACGGACAAACAATTACACTAGACTATGACCCAGTAGATAAACCTGCACACTATAATTTAAATGGTGGGATTGAGTGTATAGACTACATCAAAGAAGTTCTAGGTAAAGCAGGTTTTGTTGCTTACTGCAGGGGCAACGTTATGAAGTACAACCATAGAGCTATGGATAAGAATGCTACGCCTGTAGAAGACTTGAAGAAAGCACACCAGTATCTGACTTGGGCTAACGAAACGCTAGAGGAAATACACAAGTGAAATACAAGAAGAAGTTTAGCGTTACATTCTTACTAGAAGTAGAAGAGCCAAGTAACGTACTGTCAACTGTGGAGGACGCACACGTAGAGGATATGCATGATCTAATACACAATACGTTTCACGATATAGATGATGTAAGCATAGAAAATTTAAACATAAGGGAGAGAATATGATCAACGCTAGTGACATCGAAGCATTTGAATACTACAACGAACTAGAGTCAGGTAACGTACTGCCTACAGATTATCAAACGTTTATACATAAGTCCAGGTATTCCAAGTGGCTACCAGAAGAACTAAGACGTGAGAACTGGGCAGAAACAGTTGATCGTTATATGAAAAATATTGTTGGAGATAAGCTTGACACAGAAGTTTATAATGAAATAAGACAAGCTATACTTGATCTAGAAATCATGCCTAGTATGAGAGCTATGATGACAGCAGGTGCAGCAGCAGACAGAGACAACACATGTATCTACAACTGTAGCTACCTACCTGTAGATGATCCAAAGTCTTTTGATGAAGCTATGTTTATTCTTCTCTGTGGCACAGGCGTTGGCTTTAGTGTAGAGAGACAGTACATAAACAAGCTGCCAGAAGTACCTGACTTGTACGACAGTGAGACTACCATAGTAGTGCAAGACAGTAAAGAAGGTTGGGCTAAGTCTTTCCGACAACTACTAGCGTTGCTGTGGGCAGGTGAGATACCTAAGTGGAACATGTCTAAGATTAGACCTGCAGGTGCTAGGCTAAAAACGTTTGGTGGTAGAGCCTCTGGTCCTGCTCCCTTGGTAGATCTGTTTAACTTTACTGTACAAACATTTAAGAATGCACAAGGACGTAAACTAAATGCGTTAGAGTGTCACGATATCATGTGCTTTGTAGGACAAATTGTAGTTTCTGGTGGCGTTAGACGCAGTGCTATGATATCATTATCAAACCTGAGTGATGATCGTATGCGTCACGCTAAGTCAGGACAGTGGTGGGAAACTGCAGGGCATCGTGCTCTAGCAAACAACTCTGTATCTTACACAGAGAAGCCCGACATGGACTCCTTCTTGCGTGAGTGGACATCACTTGTAGAAAGTAAATCTGGTGAAAGGGGAATATTTAACCGTGAAGCATCTAAGAAACAAGCTGCAAAGTATGACAGGCGTGATCCTGATTTTGAGTTTGGAACTAATCCATGTAGTGAAATTATACTCAGGCCGTATCAGTTCTGTAATCTTACGGAAGTTGTTGTCAGGGCTAGAGATGACGTGGATTCTATTGCGAGAAAAGTCAGGCTTGCAGCGATACTTGGAACAGTTCAGTCCACATATACTAAGTTCCCATATCTGCGAAAGGTGTGGCAGCGAAATACCGAAGAAGAACGACTGTTGGGTTTGTCACTCACAGGGATAATGGATAACCCCTTGATGACAACAAAGAACAAAGGTCTTGATAAAACATTGGAGTTTCTAAGAGATGTATCTGTATCTACTAATGCTGAATATGCTAGTCTTTTCAACATACCCTGCTCTGCTGCGATTAGCTGCAACAAACCATCGGGAACTGTCTCACAGTTGGTTGACAGTGCCAGTGGTATACACTCTCGTCATAGTGCATATTATATCCGTACTGTTCGCGCTGACGTAAACGATCCACTGACACAGTTTATGAAAGATCAAGGCATACCTAATGAGCCATGCGTTATGAAACCTGACACAACTGTAGTGTTTAGTTTTCCTATAAAGTCTCCTAACAAAGCAGTTACTCGTAATGATCTAACAGCTATCGAACAACTAGAGACATGGCTAGAGTATCAAAGACACTGGTGTGAGCATAAACCTAGCGTCACCTGCACTGTTCGTGAGGATGAGTGGCTAGACGTAGGTGCGTTTGTGTATAGACACTTTGACGAAATGAGTGGTATATCCTTCCTACCCCACTCAGATCACACATACCAACAAGCACCCTATCAGGAGTGTAGCAAAGAGGAGTATAACAAACTCCTAAAAGCTATGCCTCGTAACATAGAGTGGTCAGCTTTGTGTGACTATGAAAAGGAAGATAACACAGTAGCTATGCAAACACTAGCCTGTACTGGCGATACGTGTGAGATAGTTGACTTAACATAAAGGAAAGTAAATGGAATCGTTTGGAATATTTGTTGTTATAGTAGCCCTAATGGGATGGTATGGTGAAGTAACTACACCACCTGCCACTGAAGACCCTACTGAAATAGTAGAAAGCACAGAGTAATGTATGTTCTAGTACTTATAATGTCTATTGCTCCAGGGTATATTCAGGTTCAAGCAGTAAATCATGTGTATCCTACTATGGAGATGTGCAAAGATGGTGCATCTTACATACGTGGGGAGCTTATGAGTGCTAGACCATCGCCTCAGTCCACTGTGTCTGCTTACTGTACTGAGATACCAACAGAGGTGTAATGAATATAGAGCGTGAAGCAAAGATACACATGGAGAAAAAACTAAAGCTTTTCTTTGAGGAGCTAGAAGTAAAGCTACGGCCTGTAAGAAAACACATAGAAGAAAATCTGCGTGAAGATATATACAAAGTCAGAGCTTTACAAGACATAGATGACATACTTATGATAGCCAAGTACGCTGCAGAAAAGTATGGTCTAAAATAAAAGGGTAGCCGTTGACTTAACTGTTGGCGGCTATTCTCCTTTAGCTAAATCTTTGTACAGAGATAGTATAGATCTAAACTGAGTCAACTCACTTTCACTCATTGTTAGTGGGTCTTTTATTTTTAAGTTCTTGAGTTCAGCATCAGTAGCACCCTCACTGCGTAACTTATCTAAGCGTAGCTTGTGAAATGTTTTCTTGGCATTCTTGAACTGTTCACTATTACCTGAGTAGTTTATTGTATCGTATCTGCTTTTGTTTATCCTGTGGTTATCAGACAAATGAGGCATGGCTTCATTTATAACACTTCTAGTTTCTTTTAATATCTTACTTACTTCCTGTCTTCTGTAAGTATTAGTACCGTTGATAAACTTCTTATCTGCTAATAACTTTCTAGCTTTTCTTTCTAGCATAGGAGCCATTGTTTCATTAAACAACCTATCGTACATAGCTACTTGGCTTCTCTTGTTTGCTTTAAAACCTTCTAGCCCTGCCATCGTGTATACTTTTTCGGAAGCAGTCCTACCTGGAACTACTCTTATACCAAAGATAGATGACAATGGATTAGGATCATATAAGTCTCCCTCTCTGGTTGCCACACGTAACTGACTGAAATCACTCTCTGCATTAGTATCACGGAATATGTCTAGTATGTTGTCTATGTATCTCGTAGCTTCCAGAGACATTACTTCAAGTCCACCTCTTTTAACTAACTCTACATCACCATTATCATTTACTATAGCTTTCTGTCTTTTGTCTTTGTTGATATCCGTATCATTAAGAAAACCTACAATCCTATCTATAGTCTGAAAAGGTCTAGTAAAGCCAGCAGCATAGCTACCTGCACGTCTTTGTATTTCTGCTGCACCTGCCTCACCATTTGTTTCATCAAACATCATGTTAAGTATTCTGTACATATCGTTACCAAACTCAATGTCTTGGGCAAACTGACCCACACCTATCTGTACAAGAGATTCTTTAATAGCTTCTTGAGTTGATGTATCATAGTAAGGTATATTACCTCTTCTCTCAATAGTAGGCTCTGTCTCACCACCAAACACATTACCCAAGGGTCCAAGATTACCTTGACTAGCCAGTTGATTTAAAAGTTTACCCATTGCTAAGA